TGCTTGTATCGGATCACTTGCATTTTTAATTGCATCAAAGACTTGCTGTATTTCTTTCTTTGCGTCTCTTCCACCCTTTGACATTTCGCTTATGGCTTTGTTCATTGCCATGATAACAGTGTCTGTTTTTACTCCAGCTTTCTCAAAATTGGCAAGCAAAGCAACTGACTCATCAAAAGTATAGTTAGCCCCTTTTAATTGTGCGGCCTGACTTGATAGTGTACTCATTAAGCTTGTAACGGAAATTCCTGACTTTTGAGCAGCAAGAGCTAATTTATCAAGAGTCACTCCCATGTTTACGGTCTGGATATTCCACCGGCTCATAACTTGAGATACTCCGACAACTGCTTCCTTGGCATTTGTATTTGTGACATCGGCGAAACTTGCAATCTGTACCGTAGCATTTTTTAATGCTCCACCGGTTAAATCCAAGCGTGTATTTATTTCTCCAAGAGCCGACGCAATTTCATCAGATGATTGTTCAACGCCAGCGGCTAAAACGTCAGTAAATACGTCATTCAATTCCCTTAATGCATCGCCTGTCGCGCCTGTTGATTTACCGATAATCTCATTCGCTCTATCGAACGACAAGGCCATATCAATTAATGCATCTTTGAGCTTTCCCGCGATATCATTAATCGAAAAACCGAATGCAAAAGCAAAGGCTTGTCCCGCCATCTTCATCACGTCAAAAGATTTTTTTGACTTTGCTTCCATCTCAGATAATCTTTTATTATATTGTGCAACGTCCGCGTCTAATTGATCGAGCTTAACACGAATGGCTGTATAAATCGTCCCGTTATCTACTGCCATTTACTTTCCTCCGCCGACCCAAGAAATTCCCTTTGACGACTTTTCAACTCTCTGCATTTCTGTGTATTCGCTATAAACAGTCCATGATGTTTTATCAATGTCTGCTTTATCTCTATCTGTAAAAAACCCTTTTATATTATCCGACGGACTATTTTTATTCCGCTCTGCTAATATTGCCGCTGTCAATAGCTGATCCCTAGTGATTTTTTTAATATCTGAAACATCGCCGCCTAATGCCCATGATGTTATAAAGCCGAAGGCATCTTCCGGTAAAATATATGCTGTCTTATATCTTAATCTTAAAATTCTTTCTTCAATTTCTTTTTTTTGTACAGTTGTCAATCCACTAATATCAATTTTTTCTATTTCATCCAATTGTTTTTTCGTTCTTGAATATACATTGTCATCTTTTTCAACTAATTTTACTACTTCATCAAAAGTCGGATTATTCATTGCCTGTTTACAAAGCTCTTCTTGAATATTCCGCATCGCAATTAATTTTTCCATCGCCGGTCTTGTAGTATCTTTTGAAAGTGAAATCAATGTAACACTTCCGCAAGCTTCAAGTTCCGTTGCGTTAAGGCATCTTAATTGACACCAAACTCCCTGATTATTAAATGGCACTAGCACCCAATGAAAAAGCCCGCCCCGAATATGTTCAATCGGATTATATCCGGAAGGCGGGCGGTTATTCGGAATTTCTGAAAGCCGTCTCTCAATTTCTTGATTGACGGCTTTTTCGATTGTCCTCTTAAACAGTTTCAACGTTCAACGCCTCGAAGTTCGCAAGTGTTAACTGACTTTCCTGCCAAGCCGGAAGCGTTACAGAAGATTCATTTACATACTCTGTGGCTTCAAGATTGAAAGAATAGTTTGCCCATGCCTTCGCTTCGATAGGTACATCGCCTTCCATTCCAATGCAAGAACGAATAAGCAATTTTTCGTAATGGGTTAAATCTTCCATCTTGCTTACGCCCTGACTGTAAAGCGGGGAATAAACTTCAACAAAAAATCTTGGTGACTGCGTTCTGCTTGACAGTGGTGGGTCGTAAGTGTTGTTTGTTCTGTTGTATGTTCCGCCCTGAATCATTTCAAGCATATCGTAAGACTTATTTTTGGTTGCGATAACAGGAGACATCCCCTGCAGTTTTGCGGAAATGACCATTCTCGTAACTGTCCCCTGTGCGCCTTCAACGTCAATTTCTTCTTTGGCCTTGATATTTTTAGGTAATCCGATTGACTTTGTAAGGTCGTCAAAAGATTTTACAAATACCAAACCTTCTCCGCCATGATCCAACCCCTGACCGAAATCAAGAGCGGCCGCAAGTTCTCCGTAAACCTGCACATAAGTTCCCGTCGCTGAAACACCTTTTAGTCTTCCCGTTGCCGTGTCAAGGCTCCAAGTTATTCCGGTAAATGCGGCAGTCGTCAAAGCGGCCACGGCCTCGGCAACTGTTACCGCCGCTTTGTCTACTGCGTCCGTGAAGTCTACCGTGTTGGTATCTTCTGCAGTGCTGTCGATTTTTACTGTCAAATCAGCCGCGTCTCCAACATCAAGAATTGCAGATAGGTCAACTGTTCCAGTAAATCCAAGAAAGCGCGATGCTGCCGGTATAGTTCCGTCGGGGTTCAATCGCATTGCCCGAAATCCTTCTGTTGCAAATCTAGTTTTCAAATTCTGCATAGCCATAAAATTTACCTCCTAGTGTAATCGGGACGGCGTATAATACGATCGTTCCATGCTTATGGTTTTATCATCATTGTCAGCAATTATATCAGTATAACTTTCCTCATCAAGTAGTTTGACATTATTCCCGTGACGGTCTGTTGCTTCGAAGTCTTCAAGAAGAACTGATACTTCATTAAAAGTGTAATCCTCTAAATCAATAATATGGCAAGGTAAAAAGTGGGCTATGATTCTGTATCGTCTCCCGACATTTGGGACGGCTTCTGGCCTTACTACTACATAAGGCGGGTCTGGATATGTGTCAAGCATTCCGAATGGAAATACTTTTTTGATTGATCCGGTCTTTAATTTTGCCACAATTTTACTTATCATCTCCGAACACCTCGTTTAATACTGACACAAATTGATCGTAAAAGGAATAGATTATTGGTCGTAATGCTTCAAATCTTCTGTCATTTCCAATCTCTAGCTTTATTCCATATTCTACGCCATGAGCTAAAAAAAAACCGACGAATAAATCCTCGGCCTCTGTTCCTGCAAATACGGTATTCCTTGCCGTTAAAGTTCTATTTGTCCAAAAACCTTTTTTTAGTTGTTCATTTGGTTGCTCTGCAAGGAATTTATTTAAAGCCATTGCCGCGAATTGACGGCAAATTGCTTCAATCATTAATTTTCTTTTCTGATAAATTACATAAATCCCGTTTTGAGCTTGCAAGATATCCGCATGCATTGAATCAGACATCAAGACCCTTCATGATTATATTTAATTGAATCGACATTTCAGAAATTAATCTTGTCGCCTCTGGTATTGATAAAAAATATTGTACTCCCTGAAAATTTACACCAATCAAAGCACCCTTTATTCTGTCCGCGTGTTCTCCATCTCTTGGTGGTAACATCCCTTCTTTTTTCATTTTATTTTTTCAACCTTTGCCCTTTTAGCCCATATCTGGCTACCAATCGTGAGACTTTCCATTGCTCCGACACGGTATTTATTGCCGGAACATATATCAACAATTTCGTCCTCGAGCGTTATGACGGTATCGTGTTTCATTAAAACATATTCACCGATCGGTAATGTAAAGCCGATTGCTCCGGTTCTAATTCCATCAAGATTGTCGCCGCCTTTTACAAATCGTACCTTTTCTGATACGATATCAGGGCTTATTGTGTGATCCGTAATAGTCCCACCAAATCCGTCATCCTTTAATTTATAAACATATTTTTCTATAGTCGATGGGTTGACCGCAATCATTGTGTCTAATATTTTTCTAAAATTATTTGTTACATTCATTTTGTGCCCTGTGTTGCTGATCCTAAAGAATCAAATTTAATATGAACGTCAAAACTTAAAAGGCTCATCGTTCCACTATGTGGAGTAATGCCGGCGAATAGTCCGCTTGCGTTTCCGTAATCTCTGTAAAATCTGAATTGCACTATATCGGATATGTCAGTTCCAACCGGTACAGCAATCCCTGACTCTGTCGTCGCTATTTGATTTAACGTTCCTGATGTATAAGTTTCTAGCAAAGTATTTAGAGGAATTCTTGTCCAATCTGTTACTTTTGCACCGTTCTTTTTTTGCCATCTATAATCTAGTAAAAAATTCGGCAATAGATTTTGCGTCTGCCAGAAATGCATATGCGGAAAAATATTTGCAGTTAAATCCCTGTCATGGTTTAATTGAATATTCTGATATAGATAATCCGATAAGTTAGCGGCTTGAATAACATCAACACAACATTCTATAGGATTAACAGAAAATCCAGATCCTGAATTCTGAACTTTGGATATGTCGTTCAGTTCATCGCGCCATCCTTTAGCATCGCCAACCATCACCATTCTTCCGCTATCATTAAAACCTGAATAATTCCCGCCGGTAATGTCTCCGAATTTATTCGAAAAGAATTTAGGAAAAAATAATATAATACCGTTTGTATTATGTTTATAAATACAATAACCGGCGGCTACTGGATTATTTGGATACGCTGGTTTTGTTTCCGTATATTTCCCAGCTGTCGCCGCTGATAAATAAACTAATCCACCCTCATCTAATGTACTTGTATTTAATCCACGAACAAGGCCCATTGTTGAAATTATACCAAAACCATTTACCGCGATCGACGTTTCTGTTACCATCGCAATAACTTCTATAGATTGCGAATAGTTCGAAGCAATGGCTTTTTGAACATTAGGAATTGATCCAGTGCTTCCAGAAATATAAACAATATCGCCATTTACAAGCACATCTGCGCCGACGTTTCTTGCTCGCATGTGCATTTCTTGCCCGAGTTGTAAAGTTACATCTGTACTTATTCCAAGGTTAAGCGTTTGGTCGCTATCGTTCCACCATAATCTTCTGGCCTGCGGCGATACTCCAACGCCTGTTGTGAAATCGATATATACTTTTGCTTCGTTTTGATCAACGAATGCAATTAATCCAGAACGCTTATGAATAACGGTATTATCTGCGGCCGATTCGAATCCTTTTATTTCAGCGTCATTTTCGGAATTTAAATCTATTGTCAATTCATCAATTCCAACGCTGACACCTGCTGGCCCTTGCTCTGCAATAGCAATGATTTTCACACTGTCGCCGTCTGCTATGATTTTATTATTTATTTCGTTTACGGTGATTGCCATTCTGTCACTCCATCTTTAACAAATACTTTTCCCTCTAAAAATACTTCCATTTCTGTATTTGGATATGTGACAATGATATCATACTCATAATAATTTACTTTGCTATTGCATCCTGTTTCCAATAAAGTTTCTGCTAGTGCTCTTTCAACGTTTATAAATATTTCACCATTTGCCGGTGTAGGTATGGAAATGTCAATGTCAATTAATGCAATAGACTTCGGGTTTACTTTAATCTGACCTTGAAAACTATAGCCGGTTAAATTTATCGGAGTTACTCCGTCGGGATCGTAATAAGTAAACTTTTTATTATAATCAACATTCCTATTGATAAATAAATCATAATTACCCAATGCCATTAGTAAGCCCCTATAATTGGCCGCTTAGTTCTGATCGACCGCCCTGTACCGTATGCCTCTTCCTGCAACCCTTCGTCTTTGTAAAGCTCTTTTAAGGATCGATAAAAATCTAGTACGTCCCTTAATGTTTGATACTCAATAGACTCCGATCCATTCTGTAATCTTGCAACCTGCATTTCCCTTAACGTTTTTGAAATCAAAATAGGTATTGCTCTTTGTATAGCTCCATATTCCCCATAAGTACCAATCATCGAATTCAAAAGTTCGTCTGATATCGTCAAATCTTTTTTAATATAATAAGCACCGGATTGTACATAGTACTCTCCGGTGTCATCTGTTCTGTAAGCTGTTTGAGAAATAGCAGAAGCCGGTAACGCCGCGAAGTTGGCTACATGGTTTAAATTGATAACCTCGAAAGGATCATTTAGTTTTATTCTAACCGATTTAAGCGTTTCCCAAACTTCTGCCATTTTTATTCCTCTCTACTAGCTATCTGCCGGCAATGCGATTTTACAAACCAGACAACCGCCTGATCCAGAAGCCGCTCCGCTCAACATCCAAGTGGTGTTTGTTCCTGTTGCTCTGTACCATGACTTGACCTCTGCGGAAAGTGCAAGAGGATCAGCAACAGATAATTCCATCTGACCCTCAACCTTTGTTGCAGCGAACGCGCCCAAATCCAAAGGCAGGATCATGTAAGCATAACCGGCGGCCACTCCTGTATAGGCAAGAGTTTTTAAACCGTAGGTCAAACCGTTCTGAATACCGCCACCATAGGGAATGATTGCGGAAATAGGGAGCGGCGAACCGATTGTGTTTGAATTTGCGCTCTTTGTTAATTCGCCATTTACAACTCGTGCAATCGACCATGAATCGCTAGGAGCACAAAGGATTTTTACTCCGCTTGTGTATGCTCCAAGCTGTGCTAATGTGATACCGGTCAAAGGATGCGTGAAAGTTCCAAGTTTTTTATAAGCCTTTCTCAAGGTGTTATAAAGTTTTTCGTCGTAAGTCGCTCCACTTGTAGCATCGGCGGCCTGTGAATAATTGCCGTGATAAGTAGGGGCAACGATAGCACCGATCGACTGCTTGTTCTTTTCGTCTGCCATGATACGAGCGGCGGCCTGATTGACTCTCTGCATATTGTGCAAAGAATTGAAAAGAGTATTTTTCAACGATCCTTTCCAACCAAAACCACGAATAGCAAGCGTCACTGTTTCTGTTGAAGCTGTCATCTGCTGAATCAATGGAACAGTGTCATTATTCCCGACGATTTCGTCTTCCTGCCCGACGTAAGGAATCAAGTCTCTAAGGTAATTGATTTCCTGCAAGTCTGGTCTAGAAATTACATTGAAAAACTGAGGAGTATAGTCGGCAAGGTCGTCTGAATATCTCTGAACGTCGATATACAGTTTTGCAATCAAAGCTGAAACATCAGGCGCGCTTGCGCTGTTACCTTTTTTATTTTCGTCTTCGATTTTTCCCTGCAGGGCTTTCATTTCTTTATAAAGATTTCTTTGCCCTGCGCTATTATGCCATTTACCTTCTCCGACTTTGTATTCTTCGGAATAAATTACATCTGGTTTTTCTTTTTTCAAAATATCTTCTTTTGAATTTGCATACAATAGCGTCCCGCATTTCGCCTACTCTATTGTTTTTTTCTACCAGCTTTTCAGCGGTTAAAATTTCAGCCATTTCTCTTACTCCTTATTAAGTCGCATCAGCTTCATTCTGGAATACTCCGCCAGCGGCATCATATTTCAAGATGTTATTGTCTGCGAGATTGGTGATTTCAACATCAACAAGTCCAGAAACCTGCGGAACAACTAATGCAACATCGTACAAGTCGATCATTACAATCCCGCCTGTTTTTACTATTGCAACCTGTCCGACTTCATAATAACCAGCTGTTCTTGTGTCTGAAAAAAGTTTTCCAGTACCTTCCCAATAAACAGGGGCATTAAGCGTATTGAACGTATCCTCGGATGTTACAAAGTCATTGGCCTGAATTCTAATACCTCCGACTGTGAAGTCCCCGATTGCTCCCGATCCGATTGCTCCGTTTGCTACTGCAGGAAGTTTTCCAAGCAATGCAAATTCGCCGTCAACAACTGCGGCACCGGAATTGTTAGTCATTTTTCTAACTCTTGGCTTGTCTTCTTTTTCAATATAACAAAGTGCGGCCATTCTTTCCTCCTAGTATTCTTTTGTTTCGCTTTTCTTTTCGCTGTCTTTGATTACGTTGACAGGCGAAGTGATATCTGCTTTATTTTCGCGGATAAGTTTAATGAATTTATCCTCGGGAAGTTTTTCAACTGCCGATTTTAATTCATCACCCTTGAGATTTTTGCAAAGCTCATAAGCTCTGGAAAATTCAAGGTTCTCTACCGAATCGCCCTTAGCATTTTTTACAGTCTCCGATCCGACTACTACGGCGATGGCATTTTTTACGGCGTAATCAACATTGGCTTCATTCTCGGCTTTGACTTTCTCAATCGTCTCAAGATAATCTGCACCAAAAGAGTCAACCAGTTTTTTGATAGTCGCGGCATTTTCGATGTCCTTCTCATTTCTAAGTTTATCGGCGATTCCTACGGAAGTGAGAATTTCACCTGCGTTAGTCTGGCCGTTCTTATAAAGATTCGAAAGTGTTTCAAATAATTCTTCTTTGTTCACTATTTTCCTCCTGCTGTTCTCTGTCTTATCAATTAATGAAATCAATTCAGCGTACTCGCTTTTATTTTCTCCGTTAGCACATGAGACTTTTTGTCTCAAGGTGGAACGAATTACAAGCCCGCCCTGAACGATTTCACCATCTAGTTTGTTTTTTGCATCATACTTTCCGGCATGGATCATAGCTTTTAAGCTTTCAAAGTCCTCTTGATTGCTACTATTAACCATTTGAGCCATCGCTCCGGTTCCATATTCTACAGCATCGTTTCTTTCATAACCTTCTGACGCTGTGAAATAAGTATTTTCTTTCCCGTCTTTGTCCCGTTTCTTAATGCTTTTTGGTAATGTGACAAGAGAAAAATTTACGATCCCTGCTTTTGCGTCATTAATAAATCCATAATTATCAGAATCAAGTTTTTGAGGGATATAGATTTTTAAAAAAGCTGTCCCGCTTTCTCCATCATTATTTTCTTGAATCATCCCGCCGATTGTGTAAAAGTCCGTGTTCGGCCTTGACAGAAATTCATGCCCGCGCTTTGATCCTGCGAAAGGTCTTTCTTTTAATTTATTAATGTAAGATTTAAAAAAAGACTTTGTGTAAATCCCGCCAGTACCATTTGCAGGAAAGTCGATAGCCTCGATTTTATAGTAAGGTTCTTTGTCTTCCATGAATACCGGTAAATTTTCTATTTTTGACAAGGTAGGAATTTCATCTTCTTTCGGAATGTTTACTTTTGCATTATGATATTTTAAAACTTCGTAACCAATTTTATTCTTTTCCATTTCTCCACCTTATCACTTTTGTTTTCTTTGTCAATAGAAAAAGGACAGGGGCAGGAAAGGGAAGGAACCCGCCGCGCTGTCCACATTCGCAATATAGTCTACGATTGCACAATAGTCAATCCTTCCTTACTTGCCCACACATCCATTTTTCTTGAATCAGGAGTGTCGATTCCGTCTTTATAATCTTTCATCATTTGGACAAAGTCGTCCATGTTCATTATTTCCGGAACGATTGTACATCCACAATTATGTGAAAGGATACTGTTTGCAAAATATGTTTCATCATTCTCAACCCTGATGTTATAAACACTTTCATTGACATATTCTGTTTCTATGCTTATTATTTTATCATTATGAGTAGAAAAATCAACATTGATTCCGCGATTCTTCAAAACCTTTTTTGCGAAAAATGTTTTTCTGTTAAAAGAATAGCCGAATGTTTTGGCGTCTCTAGGAATGTTATTAACAGACGCCTTCTTTCTGCCGGATATGATATTCCAGATGCAAAGGAAGGAATTAGACGGGCTTATCTTAACGGCTTCAAGCCTTCGACTTCCGCCTGTCACGCCGCCGTTACCGGAAGAAAGATGCCAAAATTTGAAAAAGTTAAAAGAGCCAAGTTTTATAACAATACTGTCCGATCCGAAAATGAAAAGATTATGTTTGACGCTCTTTCCTTTATTGGAGAAAAGCCAATCCCAAATTTTGCTTTCGACATATTCAATATCGATATTGCCTTCCCTGACGAATGTCTGGCCGTCGAAGTCGATGGTGGAAATTGGCATACCAGTCCGAGAAAATCCATTGCTGATACTAAAAAAAGTAAGTTTCTTTCTTCTAAAAAATGGGAATTGCTTCGATTCCGCTTTGACAAAAGAGAAGGGTTTTGTGTTGGATCGTATCTTCTGGAAATAATCTCCAAGCTGAATTCTATCCGCGGTAATAAAATCACCGTTAACAAATAGCTTATGTTCTGGAGTAACTCTTACTTCTTTGCCGCTTTCTGTTTTAAAAATAAAGATAATCCCTTTATATTTTGTTTCATAAAATCCGCATATTCTATTAATCTGCTTATCTTTTGTTATAACATATTCACCGACTTTTAAATCTTGTATTTTTTTATTTCCTTTACTTGTTAAAACTAGCGTTCCCGCCGTGTGACAATTTGGATGAGGATAACTAGGCACATCTTCCTCTTTGTATAATTGTCCATCGTACTCCTCACATTCACACCCCCAATCGTCTCGACCATCCTGCATAACCCATCGGTACATGCCGGTAGAGCCGACATTGCTACGCCCGAATTCAATCGCCGCAGTTTGTAAACTTGAATACATTTCAGAGCGGACAATTCTCATTGCCCGATAATCCGGTCCTGTTGTTCCTATCCTGCGGATATAATCTTCTGTTCCTGCTACAAGCTTTCCCCATCGTCCCTCTGTAAAGAATTGTTTCCCGTCTGTTGACGTGACATATTTTTCTAAGTCTCGAGCAATCTGTACCGGATCAATCCCTTGTGCCGCTCCAAGGTTATAAATATTTTTTATCTTGTTTACCCAATCCCCATATACTCCGATCGGCCGGCCATTCGCATCGAATTGTCCCCAAACCTTTTGCGAATACGTGTACCCGTCGGCATAAGTCCTATTTACTGTCGCGGCTATCAGTCTGTTATTGATTGCCATCGTCATTGTATCGAGTCCGCTGATTTTTAATCCTGCCCTGTCCGCTATCGTGCTAAATAAATCCTGTTGCGCTCCGCCTATCTTTGAAAATCCATCTTTCAATAATGATAAAGTTACTTTATTCGTTCCGTCGGCTACCATCTGCGCGCTTTTTTTTAAAAGTTCCGTCATTGCTTCGAGCTGTAGTTTCTCAATACTGACGCCACGGTCTGCAATACTGGCAAGTGTTGTCCCTGCTTCTTTTGCCGCTTCTTGATAAATTCTTAAAAGGTTTTTCCTCTGAATTTCTGTAAGAGTTCCCATTGTCTTGCGTAATCCAGTAAAGATTGCGCGGTATTCTTTCGGAGTCATTCCCTTTGATCCCATGTTTTAAACCTCGTCTTCTAAATCTTTATCTTCTTGATCGTCTCCCTGATCCTCTGCTGGTGTGAATTCGTTGCTATCTAATCCAGACATAAAATCTGTTTTCAAAAGGCTTGCGAGTTTTGCCATATCGTATTGCCCCTTTTTAAACTGCGCCAAATCCTTGATCGGGATATCCGGAAAAAATTCTTTAACAAAGTACAGAAGCTCTTCTCTGCCAAGGATCGCGCTCCCGATAATCTTTGTCGCCGCCGTTGTAAAAGTGTCAAGGATTCTGACGCGTGCTTCCATTGAAAGCATTGATAAATTATTCCAAGCAATCTTGACCGGCTTATATGTTTTGAAATCAAGATAGCCAAGGATTTTCAAGGAATCATTAAACAAAAGCTCATAGCTCCGTTCGTTCTCTCTTCTTAATTCCTTAATATACTGAATTGCAAGGTTTCTTTGTTCATCCGTTGACGCATGATTCCCTGTTGCTAACGGCGGCCAGAATAATTCTGGAATACCTGACCCGATTATAATCTCCGATCTGTTGTCCTTGATTGCCGCCGTGTACTGGTCCGTAAGTCCATTTGGTAGATTGCAATACTCTGTCGTTTCCGATCCTTGATTGATAAAAAAGTCATCCTGAAACGGGTCCGGCAAACAATCTGTCGTAAATCCGTTATTATCAAGCCATTCTTTGGCCTTGCCTTGTGCAACTGTCTGGATCATCTTCGGCCTAAACTGTGAGAGAATCTGTTCCCTTGATTCTTTGATATCGTGCGTTGATTTTAGCAATCTAAACACCCGACCAAATACTGATATCCCGCGCCATTCACTTTCTAGGCAGTCATGTCCGAATGGTATCGGCAAATTCTTGAACGGGTTGGAAATCGAAACGTCAAGCAACCCTGCATTGACATCATCTTTCCCTTGATATTTAATATCAATTCTTTCCCGTGTAAATCTGCGCTCTCTCTTGACTTGCGCCGTTTGTGTTGGATTTACAAAAATCTTTATATCTTCGGAAGTGTTGACGGCTAAAATCTCGCCTGTATTTATATCTAATTCAATCGAACATACCGTGTCATCTGGTATAGTTTCCCAAACTAATGTTTGTTTTTGCCTATCGTATTTCGGAAATCTCCAATGCGTTCCATAAAGGAGTTTTGACCTCTCGATGATCGAAAACTCGTCCCGCATTTTATCAACTATAGTTTTGCAAGCTTCGACCGTTGCAGGGTCGTCTGTAATAGGCGTCGGGATTCCTACGAATGCAGTAGGAACGGCGATTGGCGTATTTGAATACGGAGAAGAAAACTGCATTCTGGCGTCGCTTCCTGAGTAAAGGCCGTTCATTCTTTCGGTGTTCGCAACCTTTCCGCCAGTGTAATCCCTGCGCCTACTTAATCTTACATCCTGTTTTGTCATATCCGAATTAGTTGTTTCTTTGTGTCTATTTAATAAATCGTTAAACCATCCCATTTTTTTTACCGCCTTAAATTGTAAATTATCACAGATATGTCATTTTGTCATTACCTACTCGACCGCCTTGCTCTCATGGCTTCTTTGATATCATCGTCAAAACTTGCGTTCTTTGCCGAATAGTAACATAAAAGAAATGAATCAGCGTCATCCGGTGAATTCTTTTTAGTCCTTGCCTTATACTCGTCCTTTGATTCTATAACTTTTCGGCCTTTATTATCGTATTTATATTTACGGGTAGATAATTGCAATTTCAATTCCTGTTCATCCGGTATTTCTGCCTCTTCGATCGGGAATGTAAACCACATTTCAGAAATAGTATTTGTATATAAATCTTCATCGCTTGCTGTTTCTCCAAATCCAATCGGGACAACTTTTGCGCCGTATCCTCGAAGCACGTCAATAACGCCGGGATTATATCCAGAGTCAATTTTGATAGGTATTTTCTTATTATGGTCTACAAAATCCCATATCGCATGAGCAACTTCCATCGTATCGGCTTTTCTCATTTTCTTAACTGCAATATGTTTCATTCCCTTGCGTCTTCGCATTACCGTCTCGTCATTCCCATATCTTGCCACGTCAACTCCGCATTCCTCAGCCCCGTCGTCCTCTACCTTTCGTGTTACCGCGTCGGATATTTGCGACAAACTGAAAACTGTATTGTCTCCAATGTTTCTAGGTAACCCTTCCCAAATATGCTGGTAATCTGTAGGCCGATGTTCCAAATCATAAAGCCTTTCTTTTTCCAATACGTCATTAAAATAAGGATTATCTCTGTACGTCACAAATTCATGAATACAATCCGACCTGTTTTTTAAATCGTTTACCGGATCGTAAAGACTTGTCGCGTTCCATGTTGCCCAAATCTCTGACCCTGCATTCCTTATCGAAGGTATTAAAATATCCCAACTTTCTTTTACTACGCTATGTGCTTCCTCAACCCAGCATATATCAACATCCTCAATAGACTTTGTACTCGTTGCCGCCCTAATATCTCGCAAGCCCTGAAATATTATTAGACTTCCAGATGTTTTGTTCTCTATCCAATTATCCCGAATTATCCAATCATTATATCCTAACCGCTGAATTGTTTTTGAAAGTAATGCGTGAACCGACTGGTCAATACTCTTTTGTATTTCTCGACAACAAAGGATTTTTTTCTTTTCGTAATTTCCTCTCTGTGTGATAATGCTTCCTGCCGACCATGACTTTGCCGACCCTCGCCCGCCTTCTATTAATTTATATCTGGCGGGCTGTCGGAATTTCTCAAGCTTTGGAATAACTTTTTCTAAATTGTTTTGATCTTGTATTTTTTTTAATTGGTCTAGTACGTTCATTCTATGAGTGATACTTCTGCTTGTATATTATTTTCATCACACCATTTTTTATATCTATTTATTATAACATCGCAATAATGAGGATCGAGCTCTACTCCATAACAAGTTCTCTCTGTTTTTTCTGCAGCCAAAAAAGCTGTCCCCGATCCTGCGAATGGTTCGTATACGATGTCATTTTTATCAGAATTATTCAGATATGCGTTTTCATATAATTCTGTAGGCTTCATCGTTGGATGCTCTTTTGACGATCTTGGTTTGTCAACTTTCCACACGCTTGTTTTATGCGTTCCGTTCATTGGCCGTTTGTGTTTCTTTCCCCATGTTAAAAGAATTGGCTCATGCTGATAATCGTAATCGAGTCTCCCTAAACTGAATGTCGGAGAATTCTTGTACCACATTAAAACATGACGGATCGGAAGCCCAGCGTCGCCCATCATCATCATCATCATCATGCAAAGCTCGCCGCCTTGCGGAGCTGTCATAAAAAAAGTGCAATCATCAGAACAATATTTTTTTGCAAGACTAAATATGGGCGTCAATATTTTTTTCAATTCTTCTGGTGTCTTTGTGTCGTTTTCAATGTTCGTTTTTACCCGTCCTGATTCTTGAAATTCATCAAGAAATCTGTTTTTATCTCCTATGGAAACACCGTATGGCGGGTCTGTAAAAACTATGGATGGTTTTTTTCCTTCAAATAATTTTATAATATTTTCCTCTTTTCCAGAGTCACCACATAATAACCTATGCCTCCCAAGCTTCCAAATCTGTCCTGTTTGACAGATTGATTCTTTTGGCTCTTCTATTTCATCATCATTTTTTGTTTCTTTTGCCCTGTCCGTTATACTGTCAATCAACGAAAGACAGTCTTTCATCTCATCATCAATCCCACTCAACCACTCATCAAGCTGGCCTTTGTCAAATTCCCCATACTGACTTGTAATGCTCAAAAGCATTCTGCGGGCTTCGGCTTCGTCCTGTGCGTCGATATAATCAATCGGCAACAATGGAATTTCATATCCATCGGCTTCTAATGACTTTAATGCAGTAGTCCTTTGATTGCCGTCAAGCACAAAATTGCTAGTTCCATTATTCCATATAAAAATTGGAGCTATAAACCCGTTTAACAATATATTTTTTTTCAGCTTTTCAAGGTTCTCTTTTGATAGCTTTTTTAAATCGCCTTGTATATTGTCCAGTTCTGCTAGTGACAAAACTCCTGCGCCTTGGCATTTAATCTGTATCGTCTGCATCCAATAACCCCTTTATTGTTTCCTTATTATCTTTTACAAGCTGTGACAATAGTTGCTTTTCCATTTCTGCCCGTTGTTCCGGTGTCATCTTTGCCACGTCGTCAATAGTCGACTTCGTTTCAATCTCTTGCTTTGGCATACCGTAACCGTATTGTATAAGAAATTGATAAGCCGTCATCTTACCGTTCGACATTTCCTTGACCATAGATATCAAGGGAATCTTTATAATCGGCGGCACATTAGGGTCAGCAATCTTGGCTTTCATATCGTCTATAGATTTACAATCTACAAGTATCCCGCCCAATATTGCGCGAACGTCTGCCGTTCCTATATTGTTTTCTTTTAAATATCTTTTTAAGTGTGAAGGTTTTCTGCCTGCTCCTGCCGGTGCTTTCTGTCCTTTTTTAATTGGTATTAAGTTTTTGTATCCTTCTTCACTCGGCATTCATTATCCTTTTTTAATCCTTAATTATACTTAAAATATTATATCATTTCCAATTCTTTAAGCAATACTTTCTGTCGGGCATGGTCCGTCTCTGCTAATGCTTCCCATAGTCGTCCACTTTGGACACGAGCGAATGCAATACCCTCTTCTTCTGTAAAGTCGTCTGCATTGTTTTTTATTAGTGTTGCCGCCATTTGCATCCCTTTGGAGTAGAAATACAATGCAATACTGTCAAATTCATCTCTTGTCATCTCTGCATTGATAGCATCTTGTATTTTCATTCTTTATTCTTTATTCTCCCTTAACAATAAGCATTATATCTTTTATCTTTTTTTAAGGATTTCCTTGTTTTCTTCATAATCATTTTAAACAGGGCAGAAGGGCTTGTTAGGTAATTGCTTTTTCTGTAATGAGCTGTAATCTCTCTCATTCTTTTTGAGAACATTGCCCGCCTCATGGCCTGTTTCCATTCTTTTACGTTATTATCCCCTGCCTTTTTGATTCCCTCGTTATTGTTCATCAAAACACCTCGCTTTTGATTTCTTTGATCTTGATATTAATAAACCTTTGAAGCTCTTTAAAGTCGATCGTGGGATGTTTCCAGTCTTTGAGGATTTCCCACATAGAGTCTGTTATCATGCTGTTGTATACCTTCCCTAGCAACATCGGTATATACTTTGATTCCCATCCGCCTTTTTCAAGGTTTATTTTAGCGTATTCCTTCTCGATAAGGGATTGTGTACAGTATTTCTCGACTATTTCCCGCTCTGCCGTTGTCTGCGTCTTTGCCGTCTGTACTCCAAAGGCCTTTTTGTTTTGTTCTTTAAATTCGTTTTTCACGATCTTCGCCCAAATCTGCTTCCCGTCTTTGTTCCGGTAATCATAGTTTTTAATAACTATCCCCTCGCCTGTGCCTTCTCCATCCTTAATCAAATAGGTAGTTGATTCCAGATATCTTAGAAGGTTTCTTTTTTCGGGTAATATCGTCTCACATATCGGATAGATATAATTTATTTCGTACTGGTCAAGAAGCTCTGAATAGTCCTCGAAGCTCATAAGCTCATCGGCCAGCTCTACATCAAAAACATAGAATTTTCTCCAAGCGTCTTCCCTGTACGTTTTCAAGCTGTGCGGAATAAGCCATTCTCCAAATAGCCTGATTGCCGGATGATCCTTAAAAAATGCCTTAAACTTCGGATCGTCTTTCATAGCCTTATAGAAATTCCCGTTGTCCTGCTCTTCTGTTAGTTCCCTGTTTCTGCTTCCGGCCTTGATTTCCCCATCGCCACCAAGCCATAAGCTCCCATTCGTCCCGTCAATTTTTGGGAATACAAAACAATGTCCGTCAAGAATTCCTCTTACGTTTTGGCTTTCTAGCTTTTCGATATGCTGATATTTTTTATACTGCATTTCCTTTCCCTTTTACTTCCTCATATTTTACAATATGGTTTCCGTTACTGTCAATATATCCTAACTCGACCGCTTTGTCAAAGTATTTTTTACTCTTTGCGCTATCGAACGTTATTCCCCTGATATTAAAATATTCCCGCATTATATTTTCATTCGGTACTTTCGGCCGTCCCCTTGATTCCCCGTAGTATGCTAATTCAACCCATGTTTTAAAGTCCATTGATTTCAGCTCTGCCGGTTTTTCTTCCTGCCCTGACATCATTATTTTTATCCCAGTCGGAGCCATTAGTGCAATGAATACCGATAAAATTGTATGAAAAATAAACTTTAAAAAATCCTTTCCAATTATTCCTTTTAAAAGGCTTTCGTAAAAAGTGTAAATATTATTTTCTGTTATCGTCTGTCCTTTTGTTAAGTCCTCAATACTTTTATTATATGTTTTAATCTGGCCTTCTATTTCTTCAATCCTCTTTTCCGCTTTCCCTAGTGTATTTTGCCACTCGTAACGATCTTCAAGAGTTTTAATTGTGCCTGATATCTGGCCAGATAATCCCGCCCGCTCTTCTTGTAAAAGTTCAATCTCTTTTTCTATCCGCTTTTTCTCCGGACTTACCTTTGCCTCGATCTCGCTTTTTTGCTTCTCGATGATCGAAAAAGTCTGTCCTGCACTGGTACTGATAACAGAATAAGCAATCAGGAAAATAATCATAAGACTGTTTTTCTTCCAATACACTAAAAGCATCAAAAGCAGATTAAGCCCTGCGCCTATGATTATTCCCAACCACCACGGAATGCCGTCCGCTGTAAATCTGAAAGTATAATAATAGACTTCCAAAAATGATCCGATCAATATCATAGCGATTGAAAGATTTTTTTTCATACCGTCATGCCTTCACATGAAATATGTTTTATTCTTGTCCCGTCCTGTACTACTTCCGGAACAAAGTGAAACCATGCTATAGCTTGCATTCCTGTCTTGAATTTTCCATCTGCCCTTACTTCTTTTTCTAACATCGGCATTCTTGTAAATATATAAACAGTTTTTAAGTGATTATAAATTCCAGAATTATACCGTTTCTGTCCTTGCAAGAATCCAAGAGGCAATAAAAAATATCCTTCAATTCCTAAATCAAAAATAGTTCTTTTTACAAAGTCTTCTTTATTTGTTCCTGAATACGGCGGGTTCGTTATTACCGCATATTTTATTTTGTTATTCACTATATTATTATAATATTCATCAATTAGGTAATCCCTTTTTTTATTGCCAAAATATTTATCACTTCCAAAAACGTCGAATTCATGGAAATGTAATTCTCTAATGATTGCTTTATTTCCACAAGCCGGATCAATATATTTTTTATCAAGTTTTAAATTCGCATTATATATTAATGCTTTTGTCAATTTATACGGAGTCTGGTAAAAATCATGCTCATTTCTTTTTCCGGTATTCGCACAAGAATAATTTTTACCACTCATCTTTTTACCTCTGGATTTTCTTCTCTTTTCATCGGGTTTTGTGTCTCAACCTTATTATCGTCAAGATATAATATTTTAAGCCCTGCACCGCAGTCAAAACATTTTTGTGTATAAACTCCCTGCTTTATTTTTTCCATAAGTACCACATTCGACCCGCATTTACAATTCATAACTGAGCCTCCACGGCACATAGGAATAATGTTCTTTGTATGACTTGTATTCCCTTTCTTTTTTAATATGCCAGTTTAAACAGATATTTCCTTTTTCTTGATATATCTCTGGAAAGTTCATAGTCATCTGGTCAAATAATGCCATGCTGTCTTTTCCGTATTGCGTTCTGACGATTAAGTCTTTTGCCTTTACTCTGTAACCTCTTAATAATTTATCGTAAATACTTAGAGCCAAATCAAAAGAAGCTCTATCGTAAAATTTCTTTCTTTGATCCTTTGGAATAGAGCAATCGTTCCAAGCTCCGTAATCGTATTCCCATTCGTTTACATCAATTTTCTTTTTATAATTTAATAAGCAATACGGGACAACCCGTCCTCGAATCTTTTTAGCTTCCATTTTTTTCCCTTTTTAGTTCTTCTTTTATTTTCTCGATAAGCTCTAAAGCTGGTAGTGTATTACTCCCGATTAAAACAGATGAATTGCATTTTAATGAACAAACCGCCACAAGGTTTAATCTATGGTGAATTATTTCCTTTCCGTACATAACCAAATTATATTTTGTCTTTGGTATTTTGTGCGCTAATTGTGGAGTACTTCCCTGATCTAATAAATGTTTTCCGCATACCTCGCAAATCCATCCTCGTTGTCTGAATATTTCTAGCCTCATTTCGCGGATATCCTCTTTTTCTCGATCTGTCATAATGTTTCCCTGAAAATATAAGTCGGATAGCGTTTCATCAATAGCTTAACTTTTATTTTATAATCTGGCCGCTTTTGTGTGATCCAGCTTTTTACGTCCTCAATTATTTTCTTTCCGTCTTCAATGTATGTGAAATCAGCTATATATTTTATTTCACGGATTTTTTCTCCTTGATATTCAAATTTATCTTGCAATACAAACGGCACTTGTCTTTCAAGGAATGATATTTTTCCGGCCCTTTGTATTAATACAAGCTCTGAATACCTTGCCGCTTCTTTCTTAGAGTCGAATTTCATTCCATCAATTTCGACTTTGACTGCATTATATTTATTCTTTTTCATTTTCTCCCTTTCTCATCAAGTATACTACAAATTATTTTCTTTGTCGAGAATTATTTTTTCCCAACTGGTCTGTATTCCGTTATTCTTGGCTTCATTTCTATTGGTTCAGTGTTTTCTTTTATTGCTTTCATTTTTATTAATGCATTTTTCAATGTATAATATAATTCCATGTCGAATTCTATTTTGCACATTAATTCTTTTACTTTTTGTATATAAGTATTCATGTCTGAATTATTGTCAATAATATAATCTGTTTTAATATCTAGTTTTTCGCTTATATGCTCATCTATTGATATTTGTGCAGGTCTATTGATTTTAATAGAAACAACTTCCGACCCATACGCCACTTTTAAATAATCAATTTCTTCTTGAAAACGGCAGTCCGTAACGATGATATTTTTAGATATTGTATTTTCAACAAGTATAGACGGAAAAATATCTTTACCACATAACCGCTTCATCATATCGCCGTGTTCCTGCATCCACTTTCTAGGCGTTATTCCTAGTAAGTTATCAACGCGTTCCTTATTTTCTTCGGTTATTTTATAGCCGAAAACAACCTCGGCTGCATCATAAATATGTTTTGCAAATTTCATTCTTGTATATTTTTCTGGATACGCTATATCCATAATATTAAAAAACGTATCTTTTCCAACTTGCTTTTTCCCGCAGACTAGGATTATCATATTCTACTCCTTAATATATTTTTCGAACCATTTTTCTTTTGTATATTCAATATTTTGATATTTATGCCATCCACATTCTGGACAATATTCGTGAATATATTGTTTAGAAAGTGATAATATTTTTTTAGCTTTATGATTGCATTCCTTGTGTGACTTCATTTTATTCTCCCTTCTTATTAATCTTGTTTTTTATGAATTCAATAAAAGAATCGACACTAATACAATAATCAAATCCGTCTGCTTTTCGTACCGCAATAAAATAGTTTCCATCAATATCTAGTTTTTTATTGATAGGTTTAAATTGAATTCCGATATATTTTCTTATTAAATCTCCTTCTTCAAAAACTGCTGGCTGTAAGTCTATAATTTGTTTTCTCATTTTATTACCCCCTCTAATATTTCAATGACGTCTTTTGCCTCAATACAAAAATTAAGATCCCAATCTTCCCATGATTTTTCTTTCACCTTCTCAATCGCTTCTTTGATGGCTTTTTCGACATCATTATATAAACAACACTCTCCATTTTTATTTTCATATTCTTCGCTTATTACGCTAAATCTATTTATTTTCATTCTTTTATCACTCCACCGGCATAAACAACGGCGCTTATTTTATTCAAAAGCTCACTTGTAGAAGGTTTTGTTTTTACTTGATGCTGTAACTCAAAAATACATTGCCATGAATCTTTTAGTAGTTGTTTCAACTCCTCCATCGTCTTAGCCTGTGCGTCAATTTGGGTGTCGTAGTAATCACAAGCAAGCTCTATCCCGCGCTCTTTCCCATTTGAATAACTACTCTCATATCCTCTATGCCTGTTACTTAAATGGATCTTTTCTTCATCCGTCATCTTTTTCATTTCGTAGCCTCCTTATAAAATATCACAAATCAAAATCAGTATAAACACAAATGGCCTTGATGACTTCTCGGTCATATCTTTCTTGTGCTTGTTCTGTAATGGAATCCTCATCAATATCACTACCATAAAACTCATCCTCAAACCGTTCTATAAGTTCATTCTCAAAATATTCTAAGATTTCATCTTTATCGGTCATTATCCTTTCATCAGCCTCAAACCATGGGTCAATCTCTACCCTTGATATTTTTTGTTTAACCCATCCATATTCGTCTGTCATTTCTTCGCAGCTAATGCAAAAGTGTATCTCTAACTCTGGATTTTCTTTTTTAAGATTTAAAATGTCTTGCAATAGCTCCTCTTGTGTTTTCATTTACTCCACTCCTTATAAAATATTTCTCTATCCATCTGGTATTGATCCGCTCTTGCATCATACGCGATTTTTCCCGAAGCGCAGAAACAAAACACAAGCCCGATAGCAAGCCCAACTACAAGCCCAAAAACCGCCCATATAAACGCAACAGACGTTTTTGCTATCCCCTGCGTCATGACGTGGTTATCGTCCATTAACCGCCCGCAAGTTTTGCAATATTCAAGGCGTTTCATTTTGTTTTGCGTCCTCAATAAGTTTAGTGACAAGTTTTTGAACGGTTTCACAGCTGACTTTCACCTTGCATTCAGTAACCCATTGCAATAATATTTTATAAAACCTATCAGCTAATTCGGCGCTCATTTCCTTCCCTCCTTCCAACACACAACCGCACAATAAACAAAAGGCACACAACATAAAAGCCCTGATAAAACTAGGGAGATGATTAAGGATTTACTCATTCTTTTATCCTTTCAATGTTCCACCCGACATATTCACCAATTTTAAACCGCCAGTGGTTATTATGCCCCATTATGTATATAGTCCCATCGCTATGTTTTTGTACGACATAGTACATATCGCCATACCCTTCGGTGAAATACGTATCAACACTTCCGTCAGGCTTAATCATGCCTACTTTATATTTTGGCATAGCACAACTAATAAATAGCATGACGACAAAACAAATCAGAGTCTTTTTCATTGATCGGCCTCCAGTAGTTTTTTGATATTAATTTTTAAAACTTCGACATCAGCTTCTCTTAGTCTAGTCTGAAAAAGTGACGTGCCAGTCCAATCGTCATTATTAAAACATTTAAAACTAATTAGTATTGTTAAAGATTGCCTTAGTACTTCCCGCACTTCTGGCGATAATGTTTTTTGGCCCGCAGAAAATCCTGCTTCAAAGTCTGCCCGCGCATCAACTCGATCATAATACGTCTTCCCGTAATCCTCGCTCCTTACTTCGTCATATTCTTCAAACGCTTCATCTACTGTTTTCATTTCGGCAACCTCCAAAACCAGAACGGTTTATATTTGTAATACTGACAAAGCCCACCTGTGCGAATCTGTGAATAAAGAAATTTACATATTGCTATACGATCTGGTAAAGACAAATTATTCTTACATTTTCGACATTCATGCATTTTTGTCATACTCTTACCCCTCCTAGTTTTTCGATAAGCCCTTGACGGTGCTTTTCTGCTGCGGCCTTGGCTTCGTCTAAAGATGGATACGTATTCTCCCATCCCTCATCAGATGATAGCCATAAAGAAAAACAGTTTGTTTCTGTTTGATATATTACATAGTATAATTTATCGCTTGAATAGCATTTATATCCCTCGTCATACTCCCACTCCATCGGCTTGAAATCGTAATGGATGGCGGGCGGGTCGGCGTATCCTGTTGCGTCGCAATTTTTACAATTTACTTTCACAGAACTGTTTCCGGTAGAATCTAAATATTCATGATACCAGCCCTTACCATTACATATATGACACGTCATTTCCCGCCTCGCTTGCTTGGATCGTTCCAAACTTCTACCGGAATCAAAACGCCAAATAGAAAACAGTTGCCTTTCCCATTAGAGCAATAAAGATTATTCCCCTCAACTGTTTTTAACGGGTCACTACCACAATTCACGCAAGGCAAGTTTTTCGGCTCCTCGATGATCTGGCCACCGGCAAGGATAAAGCCTTGTTTGAAATTACCATAATTGCTTAGACTGTCTGGATAATCCTCGTACTTCGTGATAAGCTCTTTTTCCGTCATCCTCACTGGCTCAAGCATAATGCCTTCCCAAGCAATACAAGTATGATCGTAGTCAACTTCATAATCGTAGTGATTACACCAAGTTTTCGTCTCACTGCAATGTTTGCAAGTATCGCAGATTTTCTTTTCGCTCATTTTGTCCTTCCTTATAAATAAATTAGCAAATTGTCCCAAGGCTTTTGTCGCTTGAATAAAAGTAATACCAGCCTCGTGTATTTTCATTTTGTCCTTCCTTCGTTTGCAGAATAGTGTTTAGCGTTTTCATAATTATTCCCGACTCTGTTTTGTTCGGCCATGCACTTACCAAAAAATATACAAAACCCTATAATTACTATTGCGGGAATCATAATGTCGTTATTATTTTTTTCCATCTATTCCCCCTCATAAAATGCCAAAGGCTTATATCCTTCGCGGATATCCCATAACATTTGATTAACTTCCTGCACCAATTCATTATACTTGTCATCCTGTATAAAGCCGGTAATGTCTACGCCTTGATATGTAATTATCAAACTATCTTCGATGCAACTTGTAGGCGTGTCAATATCGTAGTCAACCTCTATTTCAAAACTGCCAAGCCCGCGAGGGTTAATTGTTGTTTTCATCCTTGTGCCTCGTATTTTTCCATCGCGTCGCATAATTGCTTTACTGTCACGCTTCCATAAAGTTCAGAAAAAAACGCAAAGCAAACTTTTCTCTGGAAATTTACCTTTTCGGCTTTCGTCATTTTTGAACAAAACTTTTCAGATTTTTTGTAAGATTCTTTTACATTCTCAAAAACAAATTCATTTGTATAACTCATAAAACTCCCCTTTTAAAAAGCCCGCGTCTGCGGGAATTATTTATTATTGATTTAAAATTCCTTTTAATTCTTTTATTGATAAATCTTTTGACAATCTGCATCCAAGCTTTTTATAAATTTCATTGATTAATACGATTTTTTTCTGGATATGTTTTGCTCTCGCCATTGCTGATTTATTTTCAATCATGTAATCAACGTAATCTTTCATCTTGTCCCCTTTGGCACTCTCTCAAGCACCTTATGTATATAATATAATATAAAATCTGTTTCTTGTCTAGAATTATTTTAATATTATATTATATTTTTACCATTTTTTATCCTTATTTTACTTAACGCTTGTTAAGTATATTATTGATTTCCTTATTTTACTTTCATGGCTTAAAAGCTCTTATGATATCCTTTTCGCTTTTCAGGCGGTGGAACTTGTTGATAATGCTCCTCAAAAGTCATCATAGCTTTGCTATATCGCATCCGACCCCAGCCGGTTTTCCCGTCCCTGTTCTTTGCGTATAAAATATAATAGTCATCATTATGTGGTTCTGATCGATTTTGATTCGTGTTCCAAATAAGCATCCCGCCATCCATATCTTGCTCTAGCTGGCTTGACCATTGGAAGTCGCCAAGGTTCGGCATACGTCCTACGTCAATATCTCTTTTTAATTGTGCCAGTGCAATCACTGGAATATTTAAAAGTCTTGCCATTTCTTTTAAAACTTGTGAAACGTGTCCAACCTCTTCGACCTTTGTTCGATACTTTGGGCATCTAATAATTTGAATATAGTCAATAAAAATTATATCAACCTTATGCCGTCTAACCATTAATTTCATAGCCGAAATAATATCCGTGATAGTTGCTCTCGGTTTATCGTAAATCATAAACTTTCCGTCTTTTGTCAAAACCTCGCCAACATCCTGCAATGCCGCAAAATCTTTGATCCCTAGCATTCCGGTTTTTAACCTTCCAACCTCGATGCCTCCGACGTGTGAAACGATGCGATTTAAAATCTCTTCCCGTCCAGATTCCAAAGAAATAAATCCGACTTTATATCCCTGCTCAAGTGATTGCATTGCCACATTCATCGCAAGTGTTGATTTCCCATCTGACGGCCTTCCCCCTATGTAATATATATTTCCTTTTGACCACTCATTGAAATATTCTTTCATAATCGGGAATTTAATATCAACGCCGTCAACCTTCCCGCCCTTCTTGTATCTTGCCTCGACTTTTTCGACATAGCTTACAAAAGAATCTCTAGTCGAAATATTCACAATATCGTTTCTAAAATTAACGTCATCCGACTGGTCAATGATTGACATAATCTCAATCTTTGAATCTTCAAGATTGTGCGGTGTAGTATCCTTGACTACGCTTTCAATCTTTTTTATGCATCGGTATTTATAACCATCTTTAATTTTACGGATAGAATCTTTTACAAGTAAAAAATTAGAAGCGTTTGTTACATCATTATACTTCAAAGTCAATTCTTTGTTTTTGTCGAATAACTGCGCTAATGTCGGAATAATATTTTCTCGATGCATTTCTATAATCAGGTTATAAATATTTCTTCCGTCAATCGTTGAAAACATTTCTGGAACTAAACCGGAGTCGTCGATAATATCCGTTTTTCCTTCTGCTCCGATTATAGTCCCAATCACATTCCTTTCAAATTCGTTCATCCGTCTCCCCTTTTGTTTTGTCTATACCGGTATGCGATTAATATTTTTATAAAATGACATTATGTTCTTGCATCCTCGATCCATCCAAAAACTAGGCTTCGTGTAATTCTCCCACTTCTCCGCAAAATACTCATGGTCAAAAACTTTGTTGCCCTCTTTATCTTCCACCCTTAACCGATTGACCAAATTCTTGATAGTGCTTTTTTCAATATCACCAAAGTAGTAGTTAGGATCGTAGTCTGTAATATACTCCTTTATGTATTTAAAAGCCCGTGCATTATTCTCGTTTTTGTACCAGTTTTCTTTTTTGGGTTTCAAGGCAACCGGCAGACTATCCTCTGGAACGGGCAACCGGCGGGCAGGTGTGGTTTCTTCAATCTCCGGAGAGTGGTCAACAAGAAGAACTTCACTCCCTCGGCAGATTCCTTCGATCTTTGAGTTTTCTACTTCTTCGGATTGTGACGATCTTTGATCGGCATTACATAAATTAAGATTAGAATTAAGATTAAGATTAAGATTAAGATAGTTCAAGGTCGTCGAACCCCCTTGTAAGGGCCTTCCAAGGTCTTCCAAAAATTGATATTTATAACCGCTTTTTATTGCGTATTCATATATATTATCAGGAATTACCTTTAAAATAGCATCTATTCCTTTTCTGTTGTTATCCTTTTCGCCTACTTTTTGGTATTTTGTCCAATTCGGCAATATTACCCATTCCTGAAAGCGAAAGACCTTTCCTGCTTTCTCGAATTTTGCCATTATGTGACCAATAGTGTCATTTGTGAATCCGGTATCAAACGAAACCCTTCTTTGTGTAACTTTGTAAATTCCTGCAATATTTGTCAAAGGGTTTGTCATGTAGTAAAGATATAATAATTTTTCTGACGGGTCTAATGTTTGAATCCATTCGTCATCCCAAAATGAAGTACTAATATATCTATTTGTTGCCATTTTTTCCTCTCTTATTTCCCTACTGATTTTTTCTGTAAATCGTTTACAAAGCCTTTACATATCTTGATTATGTTATGACAAGCCTCTATGCATTCGCTGTCATTGTGTAATGTTTGTAAATAATTTATCAGAATTTCATTAAAACCATGAGATGCATTGTTTCCGGATAACCCTATTTTTTTTACAAATTCTATTTTTTCTTTTTCTTTCTCTATCCCATTTTTTAATGTGTCCATAAATCCGTCAAGCCTTGAATTTCTTTCATCTCTTGATATTTTTTCTCTATCTTGTTTTTCTTCAAATTCTTTTTTATATTTTTCACCTTTTTGTGCGGCTTCATTTATTCTTTTTTCTCTTTCGATTTCTTCTGTATAAAGTTTATCATCTGTATTTTTTCTCCATCCTTCTGGCTTTTTCCCAGTCTTTTTGTATTCGCATACTCTTATCATTGCTTTTTTATATTCACTTTGTTTTTCCTGCGCCTCGAAAGTTTCCATCTGCTTATAGGCTTCCGGTAAATCTTTAGCTGTTAAAGATTTACCGTATGAATATAATTTCATATAACGCCACGCCGTTACTGTATTGAAATTAACATTTTCCTTTACCCACTTTTCATATTGTCCATGTCCTATCTTTTCTTTTATTGTTGTAAGAATTTCTCCGATTCTAACTGCATCAGAAACGCTTGTTTTAAGTTTTTCTTCAATTCCATTGTGCAATCTTTCAACTTCTTTTGCGGCGTCATCCGTTGAAACTTTGGGATAATTATTCATGTATTGCCTCCTCAATAATTTTTACAATAAAGTCAATTCCTTTTTTAGAAGAAAGAGGAACTGAAACGAATGTGTCTAATGATTCTACATATTTAAGCGTGATTTTGAAATATCCATTAGTGCAATTTTTTTGATAAGGCTGATTATTTGAATCAAAAATTTGATGCATTCTTAATAACTCAAGAATTTTATTTCTTCCAAATCCTTTAATATTTATTAATTTTGCAACTTCTTTAAAATCAAACCAATTATCATTTTGCTCGATTAAATTCCATGTTTTTTGACTTTCTACTAATTCTTGATTTTCTTTTACAAGGCTTTTGATTTCCTTATCATACTCCTCAATCGTTTTTTGTGATTCTTCCAGTAATGAAGATATCCTTGAAAGTAAATCTCTTGTTTCTTTACCATCCATATTTTTCCTCCTGTTAAAATAAAAAAAGACTTTGCTTTTTTACCCACTCTTTCGAGTTCACGCCGGATAAAAAAAACAAAGTCTTTCATTTTTTGTTATCAGTTCCCACAGGGCGTGACTCCATGGCAACTGATAACATAATTAATTTACTACCTTTTTTTAATATAGTCTAGTATTTTATTCTTCCTTCTCCCACTTTCCAGACCCATCAGGATACTGTGTCAATCTGATTTTATCCCCTTTCTTAGCTCCACAATCTGTCAAAAGCCTGATTTCAAGCCCTTGTGCCTGTCCTACAATCACTCGAAGCACTTCTTTTGATCCGTCCACATTATTTTTAACAATCCGCCGCATTTTCATGCCTCCATTTTTCAAAGTCTAAAAATACCTTGTCAAGGTTTCCGTCCTCAAGCCTTGTTATCCCTGCTTGCTCTAGTTCATTCAATTTTAAATCAATGAATTCGGCCATTCTTTTTGTATTCCAATATGATGAAGTTTCCCACACTTGAAAATATACATGGCCGTCTTTTTCAATTTCCTTTTTGATCTTTCCTTTTTCTTCTGTCAATACTTGCCTGAAAAATTCCCTTGATTCTGGTTGGCATTTTATCCAGTGTTTAGGCGCATAGTCTTCCATGTCTTTATCATACAAATCATTTTTTGTTATCTGCTTGATCTGCTTCAATTCAATATTCATGTAATACACCTGAATATTATATATCGACCACATCAAGGCATTCGCGTCAAGGCTCCTTTTGTCTGATACCTCGATCCGCACGTCAAGGGTTACAGGGTCTTTTTTCTTTTCTGCATTCACTTTGTTTTTTTCGATAACTGATAAAAAAAACTTAGCGATTCTTTCTTTTGCGTTTAAAGGATAAGGCAAGAGGACTATTTTGTCCTCTGCCTTAATTTCAAACCTTGCATATAATTCTGGATCGTAAATAGTTTGAAACCTCATTTTCTTTATCCTTTAAAATACCGGTAAATCATCTTCGAACGGGGCTTGTGTTGGTTGTGCCTGTCTATATTGCTGTTGTGCTGGCTTTGGTTGTGCGTACTGTGCAGGGCTTTGTGCTGGTTGCTGTCTTACTACATTCGGCGCGGCTCCTGCGGGTTGTGGGCTTGTTTTAGGAATAAAGTATTTCACTTTCATTGACTTTCCCGTATTCCCGTCCTGCTTTGTATACTCTTCCTGCTCTACATGGCTTCGTCCAGTCTTTCCGACCCAATGAATAATTGCAAAGTCTCCGTATTGAATTCCAAATGTATCAAAGAATTTTGTTGCATTGGAATTAAAATATTCATTCTGAACCATGTAATAACTAATCTCAGCGCCTTCCACCCCGCGCACTTTAAAAGTAATAACTCGCATTGGATTATTATTTTGAGAAAGTTTATCTTCGCAATGGGATATTATCAAATCATAATCCCCATTTTCAAATAATACCATTCCTGTTTTATACTCTGACGGAATATATCCATCTCCGAAAAAATTCGCATTCTGCATATTTTTTTCTCCCTTTAAATTTTATTCCATTCGATCCCGACGGAATCCAAATAAATCGATAAATCTATTAATTGCTTTTCTGTTCCCTTGATTTCAACCCTCCTCGTTAAAATTTCTTCTCCCTGTTTTATTTCTTCTTTGTCAACGACAAAGGGAACTGGAATTTTTTCTACAACAACCTCAACTTTTTCAACAACTGGATCGGGTTTTTTTGCTTGTGCCTGCTCCAATACCTCGCGCGCTTTTTTAATTTCATCGGCCTTTTTTAAAGCAGAGTCAATGTCAAGTGTCTGTAGGTAAAAGACCTTTGCATCTGGCTCATTTAATCTGTCATGCAATTCGATATCTAGATTAATTTTTTTAATGATCGCATCAATCTCGGCTTTCGTTTCCTTGCGCTTTGCTGTCTTGTTTAGCCAAGATTGCTTAAAAATCTTTTCAAAGCTGACAAGAGCAAAGCCGGTTTGTGTGAAATAATCTTCTAGGTCTTTCCTGATATCCGCTTTTTCTTTTTCTTCGACTGCCTTGACTACCTTATCCAATGCCAATGACGCTTTCTTGATTAAGTCCTGCGCGAATTTTATTTTGTCGAAAGTATTTTTTAGCGGTTCATTGTGCTTTTCTTCAAGGGCTTTCCTTCTTTCAATCAAAGCCTTCTCCGACTTGTTTAAGGCCGCCCGATCCTTTGCGGCCAGTCCGATGTTTTCTGGACTGTAATTTTCTGGAACGTAGGATTTCAGCTTTTCTTCAATCTGCTTAACGATTTCGTCAACGTTCGTTTCTATCTGTCCAATATCGTGAGAATAAACCACTAAGTCAAGATTGATTTCTTCCGCTTGTGTTACTAATCCAAGGAAGTCCCAAAAATTATCTGGCAGTTCTTCTTTGTTTGCAAAGGCATAAATGATTTTTTCAATCTGTTCACCTGATAACTTTGGTACGGAAATGACTTTGTAATTTCCAGATTTCGGAACGTGAATTACCGTCAATTTGTCCGCTCCTCCCAATCCGTAGGCGTACAGATTTAATTGGATTATCCAGTATTTTAAATCTGCAATCGCCTCGGATTTATAATCAATCAGTTCCCGATCATCCTGCAAAAATGCATCGAATCTCCCCGTGATGGTCAATTCTCCTCTCTCGATTGGTTCAATCTGACACTCTCTTTTCGGCGTTCTCCCTGCAAGATATTTTTCGGCAAATTTTCCTTCTTCTGTTCGGAATGTTCCGTTTTCGATATCTGCATGGATTTCATTCCCTCGTCTTCCTGCTTCTTCCAAAACCTTCTGGTCTACACCATCAAAGTTTTTTTTGCAGATATAGGCGGCAATTCTGGAAACAGATGTTTTATTAGATGATTGACTTGTCATTTTTTCCATCCTTTACAATCTGAATATTGTAATAATCGCGAATTGCTTTTTCAACGATTGCCATATCGTTCGGAATGTATGCCTCGGCAAACATATCAATAGGGCTTTTCACAGTGTCCTGTCCAGAATTTTTTGTTGAAAAGTAAAAATTTCCATCTGCCATGATTGATTTCAATACGATTGTAAACATTCCCTCTAATGTGATTTTTTCGTCAAGCATTTTCCCGATGGTTTTGAATTTTGTTCTTCCGTCAACTTCTTCTGTATGTCCTAACATATAGACAATTACATCGTCGGGAAGTTTTTTCACTTCGTTGATAAGGTTCCAGAAATTAAGGCCAATATCCAGAAATTTTTCAAAACCTTTTTCCTTCGCGCGTCTCATGAATTCGTTTGCCATAAGATACTGGACATCATCAAGAATGATGTTTTTTGCTTTTACCTTGTGTAATGCTTGCATGATGACCGAATAGTCATCACAAACAAAAGGCTTTGGAAGTTTAGACTTAAACGGCAAAGGTTTGTCAATAGCGGCAATGATTCCCGTCGTTTCAGGGTTCATTGATCGGAGTGACGTAGTTTTTCCGCGTCCGCTTTCTCCGATAATCAGTACTGGTATTCCCATAATTTGTCTCCCTTTTAAATAGCTGTTTATAATATAACATAAACACTAGAACGTGTCTAGTATTATATTATTTTTTATAGTCAAACATTAGCTTTTCGACTATCATTCCCCTGCTGTAAGTCTCGATCATTTTTGTATTTACGATATAAAGATTTTTTGATCTGTAAATCATTGGAGTAACTTTTGACATATAAAAATTCCAGCGTTCTTCCGGCTCCATTGTATCGGCAAGTCTTTTGATATTTTCGTCGTCACTAGCCCGCGCCGGATTGAAGACTGTATAACCTTGGCTTTTTAAATACTCTTCTGACCTTGCAAAGTCTTCTTTATAATCTGGATTTTCCGTGATATGTCCGGTCAAGTAAAAGTCAAAGTCCCCTCTCGAATACTCTTCAAAATCAAATTTATTTCCTTCCATGTTTTTGCCTCCGTGTAAATAATAGTCCGCTGAATGTCGCTCCGGTCAATGCCAAAACCGAAGCAATAAAAATTGCCATGCAGATTATTTTGATTATGTTCATAATTTTACCCTATCGGTGATTCCACTTACTAATTCTGTCGCTTTCACTAAAGCTTCATGATATCCGGCCTTAAACGCCTCCCATTCTATGGGATACCTTAGCTGACACCATTTAGCCGAGTCCTCATCATTCCCCATGTACCGCGCAAATTGCTTTTCTACATTGTCCATTTAATTGCCTCCCTTTAAGATTTCTTCATACCTTTGCCGGATTTCGTTTCCGGCCTCTTCTCTACTCATGCCGTTTACTATTGTCAAATACGCGGTCAATGATCCCTCGCAAACCTCTTGACCATTTTTAATAATAGCAAACCTTCCGCTGTCTGTAAACTCTACATTTAAAAATTTAAATTTTGGTATTCGTTCCCGATAATACTGGACAACCTTTTTTGTCGCTGTTTCGTATTTCATTTCTCACCTCTCTACAATCTTGATTTTAATTTTTTCGCCTATCGTGTTTCCATCCGGCCCGATAAGATTCAATCTTCTAAGTGTTTCCTGTTCAATTTTGTAATGAGTATTTCCGTTCTTGCAAAACCGAACAGTAAAATAATCGTTTTGGATTTCGTCAATCTGCTCCACTCTTGCCTTTTCAATAAGCGTTTTTTCCGGTATTGTTTTCCCGTCGAGAATGTAGCAAACCTTTTCTAGGTCGTCCGTTATGGTCGGCCTCGAATTCCAATAGGCGAATATTCTAGAATAATCGTGAGTAGATAATATAAAGAATTTATCAACTCCATTATTATTTCTTTTTTTCTTTTCTGCTTTCCATGTTTTTTCTGTTGAATATGTTTGACAAATTAATTCCTGATAAACTCTTTTACACATTAATTTTATATTTTCCTCTATAAGTCCAATAAGACCGGCAACCCAACCTTTTGCATTCTCGATGTTGAAAACGGGAGTTTTCCCGTCCTCAATATCCTTCTGCATTTTTGCGTATTCAGTACAAAGCATATATTTTTCAAGCTGGCATAGAAGAACAATCCTTGACCAACACACTTTGTCAACGAATTTTTCGTCTCCATTATCTCCGTGGAATCCAGTGTGCCAGCTAATATGCCAAGGGAAAAAAGCGTCAAGTTCGTCCCTCGGCCATTCCTGCCGATCTATTTCTCTGACCGTGTTTATTGTCTCAAGCATTTTTAATTTTAATTTATAAATATCTTCGATTGTTTGGCGGATTATGATTTCCATAATTGAAGCTCCTTCTCTAAAAAGTACAATCCTTCTTTCCTATTTAATTCTTTTAGAAAATCGGACAGTTTTGAATCGTCATCCATTTTTACACACCAATTGAAATATAAAATTGATCCTTTTATTTCGCTATCTCTTTTTACTAACTTTCCACTTCCAAGCATTGTGTTGACTTTGTCTCCTGCTTTCATTTCAAGTTCTCCCTTTAAAAGATATCCGCACCTGCGGACACTTATCTTATTTTTGTATAAATCCTTTTTCCCAACTTCCGACTGAATAATGACTATAAAAATTTGTATGAAAATAATCTGTCTGGCTGTCCGAATCGTCAAAATTGTAATTGTTTAAAAAATATTTTATATCAGAAAACATTTTTTTTGCTTCATCCGATATAGGAGCCTCTTCAAGATAATATTGATTTATCTGTAATTCCTTACCACCAAAAAGTTTTTCATTTTCGACTACAAAAAAATCAGCTTCGACTAAAGAAATATAAATAGAATTCTGTTTTGATCTAATAGAAAACTTGCAAGTAGGATACTGTTTTTTAACGTACCGTCTTGCCATCTTTGCAATGTCCTGTTTTGTTAGGTTGCTGTCGTAATTTGTTCCTTCGAATTTGTAACTCATTTGATCCCCTTTACAATCTTTGCTTGATTGCTTATATTTATAATATAATATACTTTGGTTTCCTTTTCTAGTATATTATAATATATTTTATCTTTTTTTATTATATTTATCATAAACTACTATACGCCTGTTAAGTAGTTTGCATTTACTGGCATAATATAAGAATAAACCGCTCCAAAAGCCCTCTAGGATCGTCTGTATTGCGTTTATTTGCTTGTTTTGAGATTAATACATCTTGATAAAAAGCTTTAAAAATAGGCCGTTTTGAACGTTTATGGATAAAAAAACCGCCCTGTGCAATGGGCGGTTCATGGCAAGAAAACAAGATACAAAACCGGAGAGTGAGAGAAATCTACTGCGAAAAAAATAATTTGTCAATCAATATTCCGATGCCTATGCCCGCGCCTAAACTTATGACCGACGGTAAAATCCAACTGTTTAATTGCTGTTTCAATAAATTCTCTAGCCTCAAGATTGAGTCTTTCAATTTCTGCACTTCCGCTTGCGCTTCGATCAATTGCGTCTCGAGCAATTTTATTTTCTTCTCGGCTTCTTGCAAGTTCTGATCGGAGTTCTCCAGCGATTCTTTCGCTTTCAATAAGTCGGCTTTCAATACTTGTATATAGTAATTTTGTTCGCTCAATTTCAGCAAGGCCTCGTTTAACGTTTCCTTGATTGATTGCGTATCCAAGGCAGAAGCCGCCGACAATGCAAAAAAGAATAATCCCAAAAAGGTAAAGAATTTCTTTTTCATTTTTCATTTACCAAATCCGATTTTTTCGCTTGGCATATCTGCTGACTCTGATCCGTCAACCCACTGGTCTGACCCTCCATGCTGTTGTTCTACACTAGTATTTTCTTCATCGCTTTCCGTTTCCAAAGATAACCCGCCATTCTCAAATTTGGCTCCCGTTACCTTTCCAGCAAATCCAATCGCTACAAGACCGAGAATTACGATCGAATTACTTTGTCCAGTTATCCCGCCGATGATTGCCAAAGCAAGCCCAGTCAAGCAAGTTATCAACGATAAAATTCTCGTCATTGATAATTTTCCGTTTGCATCTTTAAACATAAAATAGCCTCCTATTAAACTACATGACCCGACATGATTTTTTTGTTTTCTATATTCCAAAATCCGTCGTCATGTTTAAAATACATTGCAAAGCCCTGTGTCCACTTATTCAATGGCATATATTTAGGATGCATTTGACAAAGGCATCCAAGTGACCATGTTGAAATCATTTCACCATTGACTGTCGGTTCGGAATGCTCTGACGCCTGATGATAGTGCCCGCATAATGCTGTTGACTTTGTACGAAGAAAAAGAGAACGAGCCGGATTCGCTGGCGATGTAATTGCATTTTTATACTCATGGCCATGCAATAAAATCAAACCATTCAAATCAAGTATGCGATCTTCTGCAATATAATTTATTCCCATATCCGCAAGCTTTAAAAGAGAATCAAGTCTAAGCCCCTCAAGTCCCCAAATTTCAGGGGCTTTCTGTTGAATGTACATATCGTGTCTTTTTTCATGGTTCGCGAATTTATAATATATTTTCGATTTTGGAAAAGCGTCTTTTAATGTTTTCAAAAATTGGATTGCTAATAATATTTCCTCTTTCATTCTCACCAAATCTGGTTGGATACAAAAGGAAGATTCTGCAAAGCAATCTAATAAATCACCAAGAATTATAATAGTATCAGGATTATACTTTCTTGCGTAATCAAACATTATTGTAATTGCATTATTATCTTGAAAAGGAATATGTACATCCGAAAAAATCAAAGCACATTTTGCATCAATTTTTAAAATTTCGTAATTCTCTTCTACAACTGGATCAGGCAAATTATATTTTTTTGCTTTCATGTCTGCGGATAAAAATTCTGGACTTACTACCTTTAACAATTTACTCCCCTTTTTTCCGGTTCTATATCTTAAAAAATCTCTGACCTCTTCTGAATTTTTAAAATACAAACTGTTTTCTTTGTAGATTTTTTTTGCCAATGCGCGTGTTGACAGTGACCTGAATTCTGCTAAATACCTGTTTACAATTTTCCCTTTTTCCATTTTCTTATTCTCCTTTTTTCTGGATCTCTAAAATATGAAAGTACCTTACATGATAACCGTATTTTATGAATGCATCATAATTTGATTTTAATCCCCAAACTGCGCGGCTTCCTGCCCCTGCGATCATAATATTATTTTCGTCATTCTCTATTACATCCTGCGGGTAAATTAAGGCCATGTGTCCAGCGTCGAGAAGCTGACCAGTTTTATTATACTTTTCAGGGGCAAGAGCAATCACAAGCCCGCCACGCGATGCGAATTCCTGCGCGTATAAAAAATTGACCTCTTCAACTATCCGACCGCTTACGTCCTGACCCTCACATTTTTTTAGAAATAAATTAATTGGTGTATAAAATACGCTTGGCCTGTTAACCCTTCCATCTATCCCAAGTAATGAATCTATTACATAAAGCAACCTTTGAGCGAATAAATACACGAAAACGTTACAATAAGTCATAAGCGCGCCATTAGGATAATAATCTGGATGTCCGTTATAATACGAAGTTCCTGGCTTTATTTTTTCATAATCAGGATCTTGTAAATTAAACAACATCGTTTTTATTAAATCTTTGAATTTCTTAACGCGTTCTTTTTTTCCTTCTTTCATATCTTCCAATAACTGATCAACCGTCTTGTTCAACCTTTACCTCCAGTGCTTCTATCTTCTTTAGAATCAGTTCTGTCTTGTCGTTTTTCGCTGTTGTAAATATACCACTAATTAGCGGAATTATACCAATCAATGCAACAAGTATTATACCGGCAAAGGTAATCCAAGAACGTTTTGACGTTCCTTTTTCAGTAAATATTTTCATCATAGCGTCGACTAGTATTTTATTTTGTTCTGTCAAATCGTTTGTTGTCGCAATCCCTGACGCGGCCGTCTGTGCTGATTCTGCTTTTTTATCTATAGTGTCAATACGTTCATTTATTAATTCAAACTTTCCGTCAATTTTTGCTTTGAATACTTCAAACTTTTCGTCTGTCTGCCCTGCTTTCGCTTCTGCTTTTCCAGCGCGTGCAGACGCGTCATTCAAATTTGTGACAATCCTTTCTAGCAAAGGCCCGTGTCTGTCGGCATTTTTGCAATCCTTATAGTCAATAGGGCTTATTATATTTTGTGCTGTTAACATATTAAACCTCTATTCCTTCGTATACATGAGTCACTTGATACGTTGCCGTTGTTGCGGTATTTGTTATTAGTGAAAACGT